GGTGGGTTGCGGTTCCTTGCGCATCTCGGCCCCTCCTCGGGGTCGTCGGAACTTCCCGCACGTTGCGGGCTTTCCGGTAGGTGCGCGATCCGTCGTCCCAGCTCCGCGACGCGGACAAGCGTGGTCGCCATGGTCGGCCGCACTGGCCGTCACCTCCCAGGATCAGGGCGCCCCCCAGCGACTGGGGGGCCGCGCCCGGCCCGCCCGATCCTGGCGCCGCGCGAGATCGTAGCGCAGGTGGCAACGAGCTACCAGTGTTGTGTGCCCGCCCGTGGCGGGTAGTGCGTGCACCCGGGCCGATCGTCCAGGGCGGCCTGGTCAGGCGGCCAGGGCGGCGAGCACCGCCTGCACCTGGGACAGGATCTGGCCGTCGGTGATCACGGCCTCATCCCGGCCCGGGTCGGGGTTGTCGGCCGCCTCGGCCGACGCCCACGCGTCGGCCCAGCCGGGCGCCGACACCAGGTGCCACCTGTAGGTGTACGCCCATGCTCCAGGGTCGTTCGGGTCGATGGCCGTGCCGGCGCCCTGCTCGGCGGCGGCGGCGGCCGACAGCCGCCGCATCAGGCTGGTGCTGTCGGTCATGTCAGCGATCGTGTTGTAGGACACGGCTGGTCTCCTCTCAGACCCGGCGAACGGTCAGCTGGTGCCAGATGTTGATCGCGCCGGTCGTGCCCGCAGCGGTGCCGGCGAGGGATCCACGCGACCGGAACTGGTGCACGCCCGCAGCGGGCTGCACCCGGCACCGCCCGAACGTCTGCGACGCCAGGTTGGCGTAGGTGGACAACAGGTTGGAGCTGTTCGCGGCCACGCCGGTCGCCTCGGCGGCGTCCAGCCACAGCCGCACGTACAGCAGGCCACCCGCCGCGCTGATCCCGACCGCACCCGCCGCGAACTCCACCTCCAGCAGCCCGCCGTCGCAGTAGACCCCCGGCAGGTCATCGATGGTGATCGGCGCGGTGGGCGGCGTCAGCGACGGGACCCCGACGTTGGTCCCGGCCTCGGCCTTGGCGATCTCGCCCCGGGTGTTGGCGAACCACCGCAGGTCGCGCAGCACGCCGCCGATCATCTGCGCGACCGGCAGCTCCCAGGTCGCCAGGGTCTGCGTCAGCACGGTGGCCGCGTCGCGGTAGACCAGCTCCGCGTGGTTGTCGGCCGGCGTGAACCGCACGCACAGCAGCCCGCTGGCGCTGGCCGGGATCGTGACCGGGGCCAGCAGCTCCGCGTAGTGGCCGTCCAGCCAGCAGCTGCCCGCCGCCACCTGGATCGCCGGCCCGGCCACCAGCGTTGGGGCGAGCTGCCCGGCGATCCCCAGCAGCGAGGTGTCCACGCCGCTGACGGCCCAGCCCCGGGCCATCTTGCGCCACCGCGCCTCGGAGGAGACCGCGCCGTCCGCGCCGTCGGTGGGCCACACGGTCAGGTCAGCCATGCGATCACGTCCTCTCCAGCTGTCGCAGCCGCCGCGCCTGCTGTTGCGATGCGCGCCACTGGGCCAGGGTCAGGGGGTTGCCGCCGATCACGGGCGTGACCACGGGCGGCTTGTTCGCTTCCAGCTCGATCGTGGCCTCCACGATCACGTCCGAGACGGTCAGGTCGCCGACGGCGAACGTGGCCAGGTCGCCCACGTTCCAGTCGCGCAGGAACCGCTGGCCGTCGGTGTTCAGCGCCTCCAGCTGCAGCGCGATCGGGTGGATCCCCTCGGCCAGCGCCTCGGCGCCGGCCTGGTCCAGCTCGGCGGTGGCGGTGGTGTCGCGGCGATCCACGAACGACTCGATCCGGCCCCAGTCGATCACGGCCTGGGCGTTGGCCACCTCGCGGATCACCCGCGCGGTGCCCTCGCCGCCGCCAGCCACGTAGGTGTAGGTCAGGTCGGGCGCCTCCAGGGTGCTCGTCCAGCTCGCGAGCGTGCCGACCGCGACCGAGAACACGGCCGTGCCGGCGGGCTGGAACACCTCGGCCACCAGGTCGCGGATCCGCAGCCCGAGCCGCTGCTGCAGCAGGATCGGCTGGAGCAGCGCGAGCAGGCCCTGGTAGCGGGCCGAGACCGTGATCGTGGTGCCCATCGCGGCCGGCGTCGGCACCGTCAGGCCCGGCACCTGCCGCGCCGACACGGCGCCCGGCCCGGCGTTCACGTTCACGAGCTGCGCGATCACCTGCGACGCGGGACCCGTGCGCACGTCGTAGGCGGTGGTCGAGTAGGGCGGCGCGGCGCTGCCGGGCTGCGGGTGCGCGACGCGGCGGGTCAGCCACACCAGGTCGTCCACCCCGTTGATCGTGAGCATGTCGCCGTCCGGCGCCCGGTCGCGCTGGATCCGCGTTACCGGCCCGGAGCGGTACACGTCGCCGTCCGCGTAGATCACGAGCCGGGGCCGGCTGGCGTTCACGAGCGCCTGGGCGGCGTCATCCGCGAACGGCAGCACCAGCTCGTAGGTGCTCACGTCGTTGTAGCGGGCGACCAGGGTCAGGTGCTCGTAGTCGTCGATCTCGGCCAGGTCGGTCAGCCAGTCGGCGGCGACCAGCCGGAACGTGGCCGTGCGGGTGGCCGCGAACGGCGACGCTACGCCGCCAGCCACAGGTTCCTCCACGCGAACGTGACCGACGCGGTGGGGTCGGTCAGCGCCAGCGAGACCTGCACCTGGTTGACGCCCGGCGCGAGCGCCCACAGCTCCGAGTCGGGCGTCAGCCGGCTGAACACGTTGGCGCCGTCCAGGGTGGCGGTCTTGCGGCCAGGGCGGGTGTCCACCACCAGCGTGGAGCCGGCCGCGACCGGGCCGGTCACCTTCCAGCGGGCGCCCGTGGTCAGGTTCTCGGCGGTCAGGTCGGTGCCGGGGCCGACGGTGGTCACCACCGGCCAGGCCGGCACGTCGCCCGTGTTGGTGACGTTGAACACGGCGAACGCGTCCGACGCGCCCAGGATCAGCGGCAGGAACGGGAACCACGTCCGCACGGTGCTGCCCTGCGTGACCCGCACCGACTGCTCCATCCCCTCGGCCCAGTACGGCCAGGCGGCGCGGAACAGCAGCGTGGCCTCGTTCACGTGCGGGTAGGTCTCCTCCAGCTCGTCCAGGCCGGCGTCGTAGCAGCAGGTCAGCACGCGGCCGGCGTGGGCGCCCTGCACCACCGACAGCTGCCCCTCGCCCTTGGCCGGGTCGAGCACCCTGGCCCAGCGGCGCAGCTCGTCGCGGTCGGTGATCGACCCGGGCACCGCGACCGGCACGCTCACGATCCGCTCGAGATGGGCGGCGCCCAGGAACCGCGACCCGTTGCCGGCCGGCACCGCCAGCGTCGCGACCGCGACGGGCGGCATCATCCGGGCCTTGGCGCCGGCCAGCATCAGGAACGTGACCGTCTCGCCGTCCGGGTTGCGGAACGCCAGCGTCTCGCAGCCAGGCCACGGATCCCACGGGTGATCGCCGGTCACGGTCACCGGCCCGTCCTCAGCAGCTCCAGGCGACGGAACGCGTAGGCCACGTCGCCCGCGTCGGCGGTGCGCGGCTGCAGCACCAGGGTGTAGCTGCCGCCGTGCTCGGCCACGATCTCGCGCAGCATCGCCTCGGGCGCCACGATCTCCGTGCCGGCCTCGCCGCCCAGGAACAGCGTCGGCGAGGTGAGCACCCCGCCCTGCGCCAGCTCGGGCACATGGAACCCGCCGATCGTGTGCGACGGCACCGACACCTTGGGCACCGACACGGGGCCGATCTTCTGGCCGCCGACCGAGAACCCGGGGATCGTGAACCTGATGCCGTTGAACGCGCGCAGCACCGCGTTGATCGGCGACTTGATCGCGTCGGCGATCTTGCCGGCCTCCGTGCGCACCTTGGAGATCACGCCCGAGAGGAGGCCCGGGATCGCGTCGATCGCCTTCTTGATCGCGTCCTTCGCGGCCTTGGCGGCGTCGGCCGGCGCGTCGAACTTGGCCGCGATCTGGCTCAGGTAGCCGCCGATCCTGGACACCTGCGAGCCGATCCAGCTGGTGAACGTGGACACGGCCGACTTGACGGCCGCCCAGGCGCGCTGGGCGCCGCCCACGATCTGCGACCAGTAGCGGGCGATCAGCAGCGCGGCGGCGGCGACCGGGCCGCCCAGGATCAGCACGATGGTCTGCCAGTTGGAGCGGATCCACGCGACCA